ATAATGAACCTACCACAAACAATAACCAAAAGAATAAATGAACTCGGGGCTTTAACGCAGTTATATCTATCCGGTAAAGTTCCACAACCCGGACAAAACCCATACGCAACAGGTAGATTACAAAAGTCATTAAAGATTTCTTATTTTGTAAATGGTGATAGTATAGGATACAAGTTTTCATATTTGGATTATGGTGTTTATACAAACTTGGGAACGAAACAATACAACGAAATAAAGTATGGTTCAATAAAAAGTTCCCCTTTCAACCTACCACCATTTCGTGGTTATGTAAAAGGTAGTGGTGGGATTAGACCTCAATACTGGACTTCTATGGCAGAAGCAGGTTTATTAAAGAAGTTCAAGGACGACATTAAAAATGACTTGAAATCTTACATAAAAAAACAACTGAAAAAATGATTACCAGATTTACAATAGGACTAAAAAGATACGAGGTTAGAGATATAAAAGTGAAAGATTTATATTTTATTATGGATACTGAAAAATACCAACCTAAAACCGCTGCGGTTGAAATCATTAGTCATTTATCAGGTTGTCCTGTTAAAGACCTCAAAAAACTAAAACCCTTCCAAATCAATCCACTATTCGGTTTGATTATGGATAAACTAAACAACAACCAAGCGCCTCTACAAACTGAAATAAGATTGAACGGGGAACATTATGGTTTCATAAAACTTGATGAAATCACGATAGGGGAACTCGCTGATTTAGAACTCATAAAAGCAGACGCTGATGGAAACAAGAAGGCTCACGAAATACTTTCTATTTTATATAGACCAATCACGGGTTTTTATAGAGATGTTTATACAATAGAGGAGTATGAGGGTTCAAGAGCAAGACAAAGAGCCGCAGATTTTTTGGAGTTAGATTTAGATGTAATGGTTGGAGCCATTTTTTTTTTAACAAGTTTCATACAAACCTATACAAATCTTATGAAAGAGCGTTTGGAACAGGAACTGATACAGACGATGAAGGAGGTGGAGGATACAACACCAAAACAAAGCAAGGGGTGGCTGGACTTTGGACGGAGATTTTCTACACGATGGCAGGTGGAGACCCACTTAAACTAAAAGATGTAAGTGAGTGTGGAGTGATACACACTTTCAACTATCTCGTTCGTAAGAAAAACGAGTATATGAAACAACTTCATAAAGAAGTCAAAACAAGATTTTAGTTTTATATTTAATAGTTATGAGTATAACATCAACCATCTACCGCCCTTATGTTTGGAGCCCAGTATATAACGACATAATCTTTCAATGCCAATCAAATCAATCTGGCGCGATTGATATGAAATATGTGTTTGATGTGATTTTACAACCAGCGTATATAGGTGGGTTGGGAGCAACTCCATCTGGTGGGACAAACTCTGCTCGTTTTGAGGCAAGACCTCTACCAGACGGCTCGGGACTAATCAATCTTTCAAGTTTTTTGAGAGGTTATATAGACAACTCTATTGGTTGGATAGAACAAGCCCATACTTCAACAGGTTCAACAACTTTGGACGCAACACACGGAGCCCCATTTGTTGGTGAGGTTTATGTGAGAGTTGGTGAAGTATATAGGTCAGCCACAGGTTCATCTTTGACTATGTATAATGGTATGGGAGGAGTAGGAAATCCAGCCTACCATATTTACGCTCAGGCAGACGGCAAGTTGGCAACCCTAACAGGAACAGCCGCTGGGAGTGGATTACCAGTTAGATACTATAATGGATATAAAAATCCAGAGGACTTCTACAAGTTTATAGACAACCCAACCCTAACAGATTATCCATATTCTTTACAAGTTGGAACACCAAGTTCAAGGTTCGGTTTGTTTAGATCAAGATTGCCGGGGACTGCCGGAACTAACATAGGAAATAGAACAATATATCAACTACCGGGAGACAAATGTTCTCTAACTTTTTGGAACAGATTAGACAGATGGAATATACCTGACGGGCAACATTACGTTTGGGGAGCAAGATACAAATACTATAACTCATCAAACTCACTTCTGGCAACAGACACAATAAATATGACTTTTTCCACCTTCAACAATCTTGGGCCATTTACCAGTTGTTCCACTATTGCTGGATTGACTTGGAGCGGATATAACATAGGACAGATTAGTTGTGGAGCAGGTGATAGAATAGTAAGTAATAGGTTGGCAACAACAGCAAACATTTCATATTATACACTTCAACTATTCGCGCCAGACAACCCCGCAGTATGTATATTTGCGCAAGAAGTTAGTGAAATGATTACATTTAGATTTGAGGAACAAGAAGGTTTAGATTACCCGAGGTGGAGGTTCAGTTGGTTAAATGATTTAGGTGGGCGTGATTGGTTTAACTTCGTGAAACAAAACAAAGAAATCTATAACCAAGCCAGACAAACATATTATAGAGACCCGTTCTATTACTCTGGGGACAAGTTCGGCGCTGTTTCAACCAGACCTTCTACTTTTGGTGAGGTTGTCTATAATATGAATATATCCCAAAAGTTTCAAGCAAGTTCTGGTTGGATTACAGAGGAACAAAGTGTTTTCTTGAAAGGACTTTTCAACTCACCACATATTCTGGCTTATCCACCTGATGATGTTGCCGACCCTAATATACCAAGATTAGTTGTAGTTGAAACTACTTCCTATGAAGTTATGAACTATAAAAGAGCAAAAGTTTTCAACTATACCATAGATTTCAGGTTCTCTCAACCACTATATACACAAACTTCATAATGAATAATATACAGATATATTGTAAAGCAACACCACCTTCGGGGACAGAGACAACATACAAACTGGATTTGTTGCCGGGAGACCCAATAAAGATTACTCTACAAGTAGAGGAAACAGGTTCGGTTTCAAGTTCATATACACAAACTTTTAGAATACCTGTTAGTGAAAACAACGAGAGAGTTTTTAAAGGTTCGTGTGATGTAAATAACATAACCTTCAACCCAAGATTAAAAATCCCGACAACTATATCGGTTGGTGGGGTTGTTTTTCAAGAAGGTTATATCACGCTTGAAAAAGTGATACGAAACTTCAAGATGAATAGTTGCCTTTATGAAGTTTCATTTGTCGGTGAGGTTGGTGATTTCAAGGCTGCTCTCGGAACAAAAACATTAAATGATTTAGACACCACATCATTAGAACATATTAGGAACTTGGCTGTTATACAAACTTCTTGGACTGCGCCAACATATCAAAACTTACAAGATGGTTCAAGCCCTAATGTTGGATTATTTGGTGGTGATGTTATATATCCACTCGTAGAATATGGATATGATTATGACCCTGCGTCAAACACACCAGACCCGCTCTTGAATAATACTATAAGCGACGCATCCTGTAATAGTTCATTTCTCAAAAATATAAACCCACTTTATCAGTTTCAGTTCAAGCCAGTTTTAAGAGCCAAGTGGATTGTAGATAAGATTTTTAGTGAAGCAGGTTATTCATACGAAAGTGATTTTTTTAAGAGTAATATATTCTACCCTATTTATGTTTTAGGTGATAGTTCCCCGAGAGGTAGAACTTTGGCAACACAAATCTCAACGGCTCTTTTGAGAAGCGACCCAATCATTTTACCGGCTGGTTCGTATTGGAATAGTTGGACGCAAAGACCCGCGCCCTATGGGACACCATCTCAAAACTTGATTATGGTAGGCCCAGACGCTGGTAGATATGAAGTTGGTTCAAGTGGATTTTATGACTTCCAAGCAAACTTTGGGCCAGTGGAGGTTTATGGAGCCTTTACAACCACGGGGGCAAAAACTTTAAGTATTGATTTGATGATGGATGTGTTTGATTACACATCTAATACTTCCTTGGGAACTTTCCCAGTTTTTACAGCAACGAGGACTTTGACGGTAGGTGGAACAGGTCAATCTATAAGGTTGGGTGGGGCAATCTTGATGCCCCTACAAGTTCTAAACTCTATTTCTCTCGTTCAAGGACACAGAATAGGGGTTAGAACAGATGTTTCCGTCATAATAACCGCAGGAACAGGAGCAGTATTAGACATTACATACTGGCCGCAAGTTGGATTAAATCAACAAGTTTTTCCACAAGCACCTACCACACAGATACAACCCGAACTTTCAAGAAAAATGAAACAGATTGATTTTATGTTGGGTTTGATTAGAAAGTTTAAGTTGGTGGTTGAACCAGACCCTACTGATAGAAAAAGATTACTGATTGAACCTTGGGTTGATTGGTTAAACAAAGGAGAAAAAAGAGATTGGAGTGAAAAACTTGATGGTTCAAGTGATTTTGTTTTTGAGCCTATTTTCAATAACAGAAAAAGAAACTTCATTTTAACAGACACGGTGGATAGTGATTGGGCGAACGACAACTTCAAGAAGGCAAATCTAAAAGTTTTTGGTGAATATAAATATGATAGTGGTATTGAAAATCTTGAAGGTGATGAAAAAATAGAGTGTCCTTTCACACCAACTATATTAGGAACTATGGGATTGTGTGATAATACAAACCCACCCATACCCGGCAACGCTGTTGTTGCTGTTTCATCACTATCAAAAGACAACTCACCCTATACAAACACAGGAACAAGAGACCCAATAGAAGCCAACCCGAGATTGTGTTTTTGGAACGGAGAACTCAGCCTACCAGATGTAGATGGATTACCGCCCCACTGGCACATTATGGACGACAACAACGCCCATTATGAGGTTGTAAAGTGGCCTATGATTTCATATCACACACACTGGCCGTTTGTTGGAACAACACACTCAAACTTTACACTTGCCTATGAACTTGAAACCTTTGGGAACTACCTACAACCATATTATATTTTTGAGGCAGATACAGCAACCAAAAGATACTGGGAGCCTTGGTTAGATTTATATTATGATAGGCCCTTTTCTGGTTTCAACAACAGGAGAGTTTCTTGTAAGTTATATTTACAAGATGTAGATTTGATTGGGTTTAAGTTCAACACCAAAGTTTTTCTTGCGGGAACTTGGTGGCTTGTCTCAAAAATAAACAACTATAATCTGGGTATGGGTGGTTTGACTGATGTTGAACTCGTCCAGTTTGGATATACAAATACAAGGATATAAAATGGCAGAGGTTATTGATTTTACACTTGAAATAAACGGGGTTCAGGTTGCCGTCAAAAATGTAGAGGATTTAGAAAAAGCCTTCAACAGGGCAAAGAACGCTTTTGAGACTGGGGATTTAGGTGGTGAAAATCTTAAAAAGTTAGAGGACAACTTAAACGCCGTTGAGAAGGCAGCCGAAAGAGCAGGTAATCAAGTCAAAAACGGAGCAGACAGCGCTGGTGAAGGAGCGTTAAAAGCAAGTGAAAAAGTAAATCTTTTGAGAGAAAGTTTTGATGGAGCAGGAACAGCGGCTGAAATCTTGTCTGGAAATAGTGAGACGGTGGGTAGGGTTGTTTCAACAACTATGAGAGCAATAGGTATATTGAACTCGGCTCGTGAGGTGGCTGAAAATAAAGTGACGGCTGCCATATTGAAAAGGTTAGGTGTTGAAAGATTACAAGCCGCGGGAACAAGGATACTCACCACGGTTCAGGCAGCCTATAACGCTGTTTTACTTGCCAACCCTATTGGTTTGGTTGTAGCCGCAGTCGTGGCTCTGGTTGGTGTTTTTGCCCTTTTAGTAAATCCAATAAGAAACTTCATAAGTCAGTTTGAGAGTTTAGGAGATGTAGTGGAGGTAGTTGGAAATAAACTTCGGGATATAGGTTCGTTTTTAACTTTTGGTTTAATAGATGATGCGGCAACGGCTCAGGCTGTTAGAAATATAGAGAGTGTAATGGAGGCTTATGATGATTTGGCGTCAAAAGGAAACCAAGACATAAATAACCAAACCCGTTATATAAATGAGTTAAAGGCAAGGGGAGCAACAGCAGCCGAGATATACCAAGCGGAGTTGAGATTGATTGACTTGAAAATAGTTCGGGAACAACAAGCCATTAAACAACTTCAAGCCAACTATAAAAACTTGACCGACGACCAAAAGAAAGCGTTGAACCAAATGATAGAAAATGAAAAGAACTTTCAGAGTGAGAGGAGGGCAGCAGTTTCTACGGAGGAGAATAGATTGAAAGAGGAGAAAGCGCAGGCGGTCAAAAACGCTCAGGAACTATACAAAAAAGATGTTGATGCTTTTAAGCAAAGAGAGACCGAAAGAGTTGATTTTCTTAAAACTATTAAAGACAAGACCCGTCAAATAGAAATACAATACTTGGCAGAGGATTACGCCTTGAAGCAAGAACAAATAGAAAACACTCAAAACGCATCACAAATAATAAGCGAAGAGGAGCAACAGAGGAGGGAACAAAAACTGGAAGCCTTAAAGTTTTATGAGGAGAAAGAAAAAGAGGATTTGAGAAAACAAGGGGCTTCTTTGGCTCAAATACAAGAGGTGAGTGATAGATATATTTTATACCGTTATAATATGGACGCGGATTTGTTGTTGAGACAAAAACAAAGTAAGTTCCGTCAAGAAAGAAGTATTGCGCAGGAAACTTTTAGATTGGTAGAAAGTGATAGATTGAAAAACCAACAGGCAGAGTTCAGGACGGAAAAGAAAAACTTACAGGATTTACAAGACCAAAGGATGAGAGTTTTTAGAGGGAACGCAACACAAAGAAAGGCTTTGGAGGAGAGACACGCACAGGATTTGGTGGATTTACAGCGCTCACAAGATTTGAGACAGGCGGCTTTAAGTCAAGAAATAGACGACAAAAGAATAGAACAACAAAAAACATATAACCAAAGAGAACTTGATTTGATAAACGAACATCAACAACTGGTAGAAAATGGACGACTGGTAAATGATAGACAATCAGACATATACACAGAACAGAGGAAGGCAAAAAATGAGGAGGATTTAAAGAAGGATTTAGACAAAAGGAGAGGGTATTTAGACAAACTACAAGAACAGATTGGTATATACGAAGCCAATAGAAACTCAAAAACATTAGAACAAACAGCAAAGTTTTACGAGTTGTTTAGAAAGAAAATCAGGAACGAACACGAAGGTTTGTTTAGTGATTTTATTGCGGCAGAAGTTGAACTACAACAACAAATAAACTTGGGTAATGAAAATCTTGAACCCTACCAAAAAAAGAGAGATGAGTTGTTTGAGAAAATACTGGGCTTGAAAACTACACTAATCAAAGAGGAAGCAGACAAACCCTCGGCTTTGATTAAACTACAAAACGCAGTATTACAACACGAGTTAGATATAAGAGAAAGATTGGCAAGAAAAGCAGAAGCCCTACAAACCACTTTGTCGGGATTGGGGTTGAAGGATACAAGTGAGATTGCTGGTGAGATTGAAAAAACACAAAGATTATTAGACAGCATCGTAGTTAGTCCATTTGAGGACGAGGAGGCAGATGAGGAAAAAAATAGATTACGACAAAGATTAGAGACACTAAAAGCGCTTCAAAAGGAGGAAACTGGTATAACACAAGATGAACTTGATAAAAGAAAAACTATTTACAACAAGTATTTAGAAACACAAAACGAAGCAAACGACAGAGAACAACAACTTTTAAGTGATTTTACACAAGGTATTTCTATGAGAGCAGACGCCATCTCGGGTGTATTGGGAGCGTTGATGGAGAACACAGGTAAAAACACAAAAAGATATAAAGCAATGGCTATTGCTTCATCTATAATAGATACTCTGTCTGGTATATCAAAAGCAATCGGTTCTGGGCCTGCCCCTTGGAACTTCATACAAGCGGCATCCGTTGCCATAACAGGGTGGGCTAATGTGAATAAAATAAGGAACGCTTCAACAGAAGGGGATGGTGGAGGTCAAAATGATTTCAAGCCGGGCGGCTCAAAGTTTGCCTCTGGTGGTTTATTGGTTGGGCCGGGTCATAACTCGGGTGGTATAAGGACTTCTTTTGGAGAACTTGAAGGTGGTGAGTTTGTAGTGAATAAACGCTCAACACAAAGATACGCCCCACTCATTTCAGCAATCAATATGGCAGGTGGTGGTAAGAAATACGCAACTGGTGGTGTTTTAGGAAATGATACTATGGTAAATGATTTGATGAACGAGGTTAGAGATCAGGCAAGAGTTCCTCTAAAAACCTATGTTGTGGCAACAGATATGTCCTCGGCTTTGGAGGCTCAAACAAAGATTAGATTTAAGACAACCCTATAAAAATATATTTATGAATATGAGTGAAGTAAAACTTGTTGAACTACGGATTGATGACGAGGAGGAAAGCGGTGTTTATGCGATTGCTTTGGTGGAACAACCAGCAATCAGCGTAGATTTTTACGCCTTTAATGAAAACTTTGAGACCTATAATGATTATGGAGAAGGTATAAGAAACAACGCAAAAAAAGGGATTGAGTTAAATGAAAAAGCGGGTAATAAATGTGCCACTCAAACAGGTAAAGTCAGAGCCCAACAACTGGCAAATGGTGAAAAGATTAGTGTTGAAACAATAAAAAGGATGTATTCATATCTTTCCAGAGCCGAAGTATATTATGACGAGGCAGATAGTCAAAGTGATTGTGGTTATATATCATTTTTGTTATGGGGTGGAAAGGCTGCTTTGGGTTGGAGTAGAAATAAGTTGAGGGAACTTGGTGAAATAGAGGACGAAAAACTGAACGCCGAGGATATAGAAATGATTGAGGGTATAACTGAACTTCTCTTACAAGTGAAAGATTTAGACAATCGTAGGACTATGTTAGAAGGAGTTATGAAAGATTTTGACGAGGAAGGTGTTATATATAATAAAGACGAACTGATTAAAAGGGTAATGGGTGAGGAGGATTTTGTAAAACCCAGAGCAGGTGAAACAGAGGAGGAGTTCATACCAAGGTGTATGAAAGTTTTGATTGGTGATGAAGGTTATGACGAAAAACAAGCCGCCGCAATATGTTATTCATATTTAGAGGAAAAAATGGGTATAGATGTTTCTGGATTACAACCCTATATACAGAACCTCAAAGAGCGTAAGAAAAAGAAAAGATATGAAGTTCAAGAAGTAGTATTAGGTTTTGCTCGGGAGTTTGGTTTCACCTATGATGAAATCCAGAAGTTTGCCAACGCAAATCTTGCCGACAGCGTAGATGATATAGAACAACTCTCAAAAAGAGCAGATTACAAATGGATTAAAGACACGCGCGTCCAAACAACCCTATATAAATATGAAGGTGGTTTAAGAAACAATAGTCGTGATTTTTGTATAGAAATGATTTCTTTGGATAAATACTATACATTTGAGATGATTGAAGCAATGGAGAACTTGGCTGTAAATGCGGGGTTCGGGGCAGAAGGAGCGGACACATACTCAATCTGGAAGTATTTAGGTGGGCCTAACTGCTACCATTATTGGAAGCGTTTTACCTACAAATATAAAGAAAAAGACGGCTTTGAGTTGCTTGGTGAGGCTCGGGTTAAAGGACTGCCGGGAACACCTATGAAGGACAGGCCCAGAGGTGGTAGATTAAAAATGTCGTATGAGTTGTTTTTTGATGACGACAAGATGATTGTGGTTGGGCCGGCAATGATCCCTGATATAGAAATCCCGAGAAAAAATGAAAATGGTGATTTATATTATGTAGTTTTTTCAAGTGATACAATCAAAAAGATACAGGAGAAGTTTATGAAAACCCAATCAGTTCATAACACAAACCAAGATCACGATGAAAATAAGGACGCTCAAAGTTATATAGTAGAAACTTGGATTAAAGAAACAAATGAGGACAAATCAAACAAATATGGTTTTGGGGAACTACCAGTAGGAACTTGGTTTTGTATGATGAAAGTTCAATCAAAAGAAGTGTGGGGTAGGATTAAAAATGGTGAGTTGAAGGGTTTTTCAGTTGAAGGAAGTTTTATTCAATATGAAAAATAAAAAGTATTTTGTATAAATCAATACTATTATATATAGTAGTATATAGAAAAAAATATAACTAAATGAATAAGTTAAATCAAATAAGAACTCTATTAGGATTAAAACCCGTTGTTGAGAAGTTTGCTTCGGCAACTTTGATTGACGGAACAAAGGTTGAAACAGCGGAAGGACAAGAACTCGTGAAAGGTTCAACTTTATATGTTGTTGCCGAGGACGGCTCAAAACAACTGGCGCCAGCGGGAGTTCATAACACAGAAACAGCGGAGATTGAAGTTGATGGCAACGGACAAATCCTTCGTGTAAGTGAAAAAACTTCTCTTGCTGAGGTTGAAACAGAAAAACCAGAAGCGGAAGTTGAAATCCCAGTTGAAGCAATCAAAGACATAGTCAAAGAAATCATAGATGAGGAGATGGGTAAGGTTAGAACAAGTATGGAAATCTTGATGACTGAACTTGAAAGTGTGAAGGCTGAACTTGGTAAAACAAAAGAAAAATATAATGAGTTTTCTAAAACACCAGCCGCAAGCCCACTAAAAACAACTTTTAATGAAACCCCAGCAAGTTTGGATAAAAACTTGGAGGACAGATTGAAAGTTTTATCAAAATATAAAGAAACCTTTGGTTCTATACAAAAATACTAAAAAAAATAAATAACATAATATGCCTCTAAATCTTACAGGGCTTTCAGCCTATACCGATATGAACTCGGGAATACTACTTGGTAGAGCAATCCTTGGAGCAGATTTTCTACAATATACCAACCTACAAGCAGGTTATTCTGCTGGGACGGTGGATATAAACATCTTGAACCTAAACCAACTTGACTTCACAACCCGCGCTTGTGGTTGGCCGTCAAATGGTGGTGGAACGGTGTCGTATGAAAAAGTAAGTGTTACGGTTAGAAACAGACAACAAAAATCCTCACTATGTCTCCAAGATTTGAGAGGACACTGGCTTTCAGCAAATATGGGAGCAGGTGGATTTGATGAAAACTACCCATTAGAGCAATGGTTGGCAGACCAGATGGTTTTGGCAACAAGATTGAACTTCGAGCAGATTTTAGGAACAGACATCATTTCTGGTATGACGGCTTCTAATGGTGTGACGACGGTGGCTTCTGCTGGTTGGACGGTTTCAACAATCTTTGATAGTGCGAACAACCTTATAGACAATATACCTACTGGTGTTCGTTCAAGAGATGACTTACATATGTATATGTCCTATCCTGTGTTCCGTAATCTTTCAAGAGCGCTTGTGGCTCTCAACTACTTCAACTATCCTGTAAATGGAACTACGAACTATGGTTCAGGATTGGGACAACATATTATATTCCCCGGCACAAACATCAAGTGTGTTCCTGTGGCTGGGCTTCAATCGTCAAACAGAGTATTTCTTGGGCCGAAAGAACACCTTGTAGTTGTGACTGGACTAACAGACGACCAAGATAAACTTGATATATGGTATAGTAAAGACAACGACGAAATCAGGACACTTTCAGCGTATAGAGCGGGTATTGGAGCAGTATATTCATCTTTCGTCCAGAACGGACAAGCCTAAAAAAAAAAACTTTAATATAAAATGGCAATAATAAACTCACTCCTAACAAATGGTATAAATCTTGACCCGATTGATAGTGTAGGTGGTATTCAACAACTCTGGATATGCGCTTCATATTCTTTCACAGGGGCAACCTTTGGAGCCACGGCTTCAAGATTAGACGCCCTACAAGGTTCAGGAACATTTTTTCAGTTTGATATAGCAAAAGATACTGCTTCTTGGACTGAAACCGCAACGATTGCCCCAGCCGCTGGAACTCTATTTTTCCAAGGGGATTTGTTGATGGTGTTTCACAAGTTGGAACAATATAGACGAAATCAACTGAACTTACTGGCAAGAAACAGGTTCATTAGATTTACTTTCTTAGATAATAATAATAGATGGTGGTTCTGTGGATTGACGAGAGGCGCTCAACTAACAACTGGTGTAAATCAAACTGGATTAAATCCGGGTGATATGAACGGATACTCATACACATTACAAACACAAGACCCTAACCCAGCGTTTTTCATTACATCAACGGCTTCTTTAACTGGTTTCACTTGGACGCCAGCAACAATCGTGACGACATAATACATAATATACCTTTTTTTTTGGAAAAACCTAAATGTAAATCATTTAGGTTTTTTTTTTATTTCTATATTTAAGAATATATGAACTTTAATGTTTTATATCCTAATCCAGAAGTAGAACTTACTTTTTACCTTGATAGAACACATCAGTTTCCATCTGATAATCCAGTTTTTGGTATGATACTAAAAAACAGGATGACAGGAGAGGAGATAGTTTTTGACCCATATAACTTGAAACTCGGTGGTAGAAAAGTAAGATTGGCTTTTGAGATTACAAATGTTGAAAATCAAGCCGACCCACAAATCGGAGTTATATATATAGATCAAGATGGTTATTGGGATTACGAGTTATATTATGGAACACAGCCACCATTTGTAGATTTATTGGGTAGTATCTATCCAGTAGAAAAGGGTAGTATATTCTTTTATAGAAGTGTGACAAATCCAGTATATGTCGGCCCATCACAACAACCAGAAGTTATATATATCTCACCAGATAGTTCATATAACACGAACGAAAACTTTACTGCTTCTGTGTTGAATACTAACCCAACAATATAAAAAAAATAAATGAATATGAACCAAGAACAAAAAAACGGATTGATTAGACACACACTGACCTTCGTAGGAGGTTTGTTGTTATATAATGGTGTCCTGAACGAAAACGAAGTTCAAGAGGGGATTTCAGCCATAATGACCCTGATAGGTTTGGTTTGGAGTATAATAGAAAAAAGAAAAACAAATGGAGCAGAACAAAAGTAAGATTTTCACATTTGGTGATATAGGACAATACTTGCCGAGGTTCATAGAGAGCAGGAGCAATGATTGGGTGAGTTTCGGTGAGGACAACCTCTGGCCTGATTTAATGGTTAGGTTATACAATCAATCAAGTATGAATAGGACTTGTATAATGAGTAAATACGACAGCGTCATTGGGAAAGGATTGAAGTGTAAAACCCACGAGGATTTGATGGCAAACAGAAAGGAGACACTAAACGAGGTTTTTGAGAAGTGTGCCCTTGACTATATTATACACGGAGGTTTTGCCGTCAATCTTGTTTGGAACATAGTTGGTTCGGCGGCTGAAATATACCATACTGATTTCACAAAAATCCGTTCTGGCAAACCCACGAAAGAAACAGGAGAAGTATATGATTACTTCTTTTGTAGTGAGTGGAAGGCTTGGAGAAAGTATGGGGTTCATAAGATTTGTAAGTTAGACAAGGAAAAAGCAAGAGAGGAGCCCAACCAACTTTATTACGCAAAAGATTATACCCCCGGCTTGAATACTTATCCTTTAAGTGATTGGGTAGGCAGTGTAAATGATGTTTTAACAGACATACAAACCAGTATATTTCACAACTCAAATCTACAAAATGGACTTGTTCCTTCTCTATGGATTTCATTTCGTAATGGTATTCCCGACCCTCAGGAGCAAAACGACATCTATACCAGAATAAGTGAGGCTTTTTCGGGAGCAGATAAAGCAGGAAAGTTTTTTCTTTCATTTGCCGACAGCGCAGACAGCACACCAGAAGTTCAACCTTTAAGAGCAGAAAACGATCAATACTATATAACATTAGATCAAAGAATAGTCAATAGGATTTTGACGGCTCATAGGATTACCTCACCACTTCTTTTAGGTATTCGTGATAGTGGAGGTGGTTTAGGTTCTAACAAAGATGAAATCATTACTTCATATTCCCACTTTATTTCAACCGTTGTTAAACCGATACAGAAGTTTATGTTGAAAGAGTTTGAGTATATAGTTGAAACAGCAAAAGGGTATGAGGTTCAACTTTATATTGAACCAAGAAATCTCTTTGAGGACGACCAGAGTGAGACGAGTGATGAGGCAGGGATTGCTCCAATCCTACCAACAGAAACAAATGAGGCTTTGAGGAGTTTGTCGGGACGCCAGTTTCAAGGACTTTTTAGAATAGTTAGACAATATAATCAAGAAAAGATTACCTTGGAGCAAGCAAAAACTATGTTGTCGTCAGGTTATGGTTTGAGTGAGGAACAGATGTGTTCTTTTTTAGGAGTAGATCCAGACGAAACAGAATAAAATATATTTAATGTTATGCCACAAGTAGTAGAAGTTCTTTTAGTAAGTGAAGCAAAGTTGAAATCATATTCTATGTTGAATATGAATATAGACCCCCAGTTGTTAAAACCATTTATTTTGATTTCACAGGATTTATGGCTTCAACCATATTTGGGGTCGTCGTATTACGAGGAGTTGAAAACACAAGTTTCTACACAAACTTTAACAGCAACCAATCTTGATTTTATCAACTCACACATATCACAAGCCCTCATCAACTATGCCGTTTGGAAGGCTCTACCTTTTCTACATACACAGATTTACAATAAAGGATTGATGAGACCCACGAGTGAAACTGGTGTTGCGGTTGATATAAATGATATGAAGTATTTGAGACAAGAAATCTTAAATACCTCGGAAAGTTATGCGCAGAAAATGATAAACTATTTGAGAGAACGCCCGAGTTTATTTCCAACCTACTTCAACTCACAAGTGAATATAGGTGATGGTATATTACCAGAGAAGGGTAAGATTTCAACTAATCAGTTTGTAATCCCAAAAAAATATAAAGTAATAAATGGAGATCAATGGAATAACGAATACGGATGTGATGGTTGCTGGGAAAGAAACGCCCCGAGACCTTAAAAGATTATTCAAGTTGAGATTGAAAAATGAAAAACTACTAAAAATCTTTTTAGACAAAAATGAGAATAGAAATGTTAAAGGACATAGTAAGTGATAAAGT